GTAAGTCGAATATTTAAAAGATTCCCATTCTCCGTTTGCTTCTAATCCTTTTAAATATAAAGAATAGAAATAATTCTTGCCTCTCGGAGTCGATAAGAATAGCGCCTTGCCTTTATAATCGGTTAAGGTAGGTCTTATAGCATTATTCCAACCGTTCTCTAAATCGGGAATATATGAAGCCTCATCGATAATCACATAATGAAACCGCATACCTCTAAGATTGTCTAATCTTTCACCCGTATAAAATCGAATGACTCCACCCGTAGCCAATTTGAAGGTTAGGTCTGATATGTTAGAAGTTGCTACTTCAGGCGGAAGTATTAAAGCGATATCGTCAAAAAAGACTTTAGCTAATTTGTAAGTCGGAGTTATGTAAGCAACTGATTTACCTTGTAATGCCTCCACGCAAGTGATGACCTGGCTAATCAATGACTTGCCAAATCTTCGACCGCACATAAGGACTCTAAACCTCGCCTTGCTCTGTAATACTTTCTTCTGCGCCTCGTGTGGAGTCGGTAGGGTAATCTCCATTGGCAAATTTTATAGTTATTTCAGTATCTTGTTTTATGTCAGCCGATTCCTTTGGCTTTCCAAATACTCTACTTAATAAAGTTTCTATTGAATATAATGAACCGTTCTTTAAAGATTTGTTCATTGCTCCAGCAATTGTCTTTTCTAATATTGAACTTTGTGGATTATCAAATATCTCTTTTAATTCCCATACATTCATAGCAAGCATTTTTCGAATAGTAATGCCTATTTCAGTCATATTATATCCAGCCTCTTTTAAAAGAGTTACATATTTCTTTGGTCGACCATTTGGATTCCCTGATTGGCCTTTCTTAAAACTTACTAAATTTTGCTCGTTTGCCATTTTTCATTAATTAATTTTGGTATTATTCCTCTCCAATTTGCTTTATGATGATATCTTCCATGCTTTATAGTTAATGAAATATTCTTAGGCTCAATCATAATTGCATATGCTGCCTTTCTTACGGTCCCATCAGCCTTATAAATATCAGTATTTCCTCCTGATTCCGATTGAGTTGACTCCATAGTAATAGACATATATTTAATAAACAATTCATATCCACCTTTTCTATAAGTTTCAATTGCATTTATTAAATCGTCATTCATTCTACTTCTCCACTTTGTAAATAATTTAAAATCATTTGGCATATTATGAGCATTAAAAACTCTGTGGCCCAATAATTTTACTGTTTCAGGTCTTGTATCTGACCCAACAGCAAATCCCATATTTGTTAATCCGCATTTATGAGCATAATTAGCAAGTTTAAATAATTCTAATTCAAATTCTTTGCCACTTAATCTATGCCATTTTTTTAATTGATTATTAATATGGTAAAATGAATTGTAATCGTCATCAAATTGCCAATGTCTTTCCTCTCCTCTTTCTTTACTTATTTTCATAGTAGCATTTCTTACCGGAACTGCTCCTGAACTCATATTTTCTATTCCAAAATTATCTAATAAATCAGAGTCTTTAACTTCTTCGTACCAATCAAAAACTAATATCCTATCCTTTCCCCAATTTTCAACATATTCAGGAATTGTCTTATCGTTATTTCCGCAAACTATAAACCAATCCCCAGTATATTTCATTTTAGAAAGTGTTTTTGCAGTTCTACAATGTGGTCTTCCTTTTGAAATTATATAAATTGTATTTAATTTATTCTTATTCATATTCTTTTGTTTCTAATTCGTTTACTAAATCTGAAAATCCATTTTCAATTAATTGATTTTTATCAAGTAAAACCAATGCTAATTTTTCAAATAATGCTTTTTCTTCATCAGTTGCTTGATATGCATAATAATCAGCAATTTTAGAATAATGGAATGAATAAAAAAATGATACTCTTGCTTTAAATAATTCTCTTATAGATTCATTTTTTATTAAACTTATTTCATTGTCAAATCTGTCATCTCTTAAAAATAAATCTTCTGCTTTATGATTTGTATTCTTAGGCTTATATACTACCTCCCCAATTTTTTGTGAATAATCGTCATCTAATTCTCCATCTCCATCAATTACATTATCAGGTTGCCAAACATCTAAACCCCACATATCCAATTCTTTCTCATCCCATTCATTTGCAAGCATATCCCAGTCCCATTCTCCATAGCCAACATTGTCTTTGATAATAAATTGTCTTTGTTGGTCCACATCTAATTCGCTTGCTTTTATTACTGGTACTTCTTTTAATCCAGCTTCTTTGCAAGCCTTTAATCTCATATTACCTCCAAGCACAATCATATCATCGTTTACGACAATAGGTCTTAAAGATAGCATCTGAGGAAACTCCTTAATAGATGCGACTAACTTTTTAAATTTCTCATCCTTGATAATTCTTGGATTGTTTGGATTCGACTTTATGTCGGTCAATTTGGTTGTTGTTATGTTCATTTTTTAAAAAGTAATGACCATTCGGTCGGTAAAGTTAATTTCTTTTCTAAGCTAAATCCAAATTGAGCAAAGAACTCAATCCATTTTTCTTCGGACTTAATATTTATGTGACCCCAAGCCTCATCTTGCTCAGGAGTTGTAAAATAAGGAGTTGAAGAAAATAAGAAATATTGGCAATTAATATTGCTCATATAATCCTTAATTTGCTCATCGGTTAAATGCTCCATTACTTCAATACTGACAACCATTTGGCAATGGTCGGGATAGTCGGTAATTTCGTGTAATATAACTCCTCTTTTATAAGCATATTCTTGATGGTATTTATTAGGCTCAATCCCATAATAATTTATCCTTCTTTTTTCTAAGCATTCGCCAAGTGTACCCATACCAGCACCTATCTCGATAACGGTTCTTGCATACTCAGAAATTATATTAGCAGTCGCATCCATCAAATTATAATGATCAGGATTCTCAGGAGTTATTCCATTTTGTACTTCAATATCAAAAAATTCTTTGTCGGTTACACGGCTCATATTATTGTTTCTTTTGGTAAAAATTGATTGCAATTTGTATGCCCATGTGCTTGGCTCATTCTATAATCTCTACCAAGTCCTTGAGCAACTGCCATAAAACTTGATTGATTGCCACTAACATATTTTGCACCTAATTGTAATTGTGCCAATTCTAAATAATCTTTAATTACATACCTTTCAATTAAATGTTTATAAGGCTCATATTCAGATTCTAAACCAATGAAATAAACATTATCTGAATTTTCTTTTAAAAAATTAATTTCTTTAATCCAATCCGTAGTTAGAGAAATATATCTTGGAGTAATATTAATAAAACTATTATTTGATTTTATCGGCTCAACTTTTAACCAACCTTGCTTCCAAATATCTCCTTTAATTTGGAATGTTTGTAAATGCAAATCGACCAAATGAGTTAAATGCAAATCTCTATTTTTACGGAATAAATCTAAATCATAAATTGGCGGAATAAATTCCCTCCCTTTTCTTACTTCAAAAATATAATCTTGCGCCTCAAGTAATGGCAAAATTGTATCATATAAATTATCAGGTAAAACCAAATGCAATCTGCCTCCGCCTAATGCTTGAATTGTCGGCAAAGAATAAATCACATCTCCAGTTGCGCCACTATGATAAAAATTATTCATATCTAAAATTTAATTGCTTTGGTATCGGTATTAATTTTAATCAACGTTAATTCTAAATCATTGTTGTCATAATGAGTTCCAATTCCTAATCGTTTAATTGTCATCCATTTATAAGCACCATTAGTAAAATAAACCTTAGACCTTAAAATACCTAACTTATCTGCCATTCGATATACTTCAGCAGATGCAGATTCTTGTCTTCTAGTTATAATATAAACTTGTTTGCCTTCCCTGATAACCCTTTTCGCAATCTCTTGACCTCTTGCCGTAGACAAAGTGTCATCGAAATCAAAAGAAATCTTGTTAATATCTGCACGGTATTCTCCGTTTGCCAATATAGCCTTCCATACTTCAGTTGCTTTTTCTTCCGTTTCATAAATACAAGCGCTTTCTCCGATGCGCCATTTTCCGTTTGAACATTTTATAACTGGCATTATTCTATTAGTTTACTATAAATAGCTAAACGCTCCTCATTAATTTTAAATAAATCGTAATGCTCACGCACATATTCAGCATTTGACTCGCCAAAATCCGTTCTCATTTGTTTTGAGAATACCATTCGTTTAATATCTCGCTCCCAATTATCAACCCAGTACACCGTTGGAATGTCATCGTAAGGCGCTCGTTTAATTGCCATCAATGGAATACGTTTAGCGCCAGCCTCAAGTGCCTTTAAATTAGATTTTAATCGATTAAATTTATTATCTAATAATGGAGCAAGTAATATGTCAGCCTCTAAGTAGAAATTCATGTACAAATCTACGGGCATCGATTCAAGTATCTTGTGGTTTAATCTTTCTCCAGCAGTAAACCAATCGCCCATCTGCTTCCAATGAAATTCGTTTGCTTTATTCCAACCACAAAGAAGCATCCGTGTCGACTCCTTAAACGATTTAGACTTGGCTAATTCTCTAATCGGATTCTTGAGTTGCCTCATGTCAGGAAAGTGAGTGATGCTACCCGTGTGCGCAATGTTAACAAATTCGTTTACATTTCTTACCGCAGTAAATTGGTCACGGTCAAACGGCAAGGCATTCGGCAGAACGTAACAATTAGGATTTATCTTAATAATTTCAAGCCGTAATCGATTGTGAGTTGTCGTTACCACATCAGCCACTTGAATATAAGTCTTGATTATTCTTGTAACTCCTAATGACCTATATGTTGGCGCAGATAAATGTTGGCTAAACAATTCCCAGTAGTCGTCAATATCTACAACCAATTTAAAGCCTAACTTAGCCTTCCATTTTAATAAATCGGGCAATGGTATTAATTCACAAAACCGATTGACCACGACCACGTTTATAGCCTTCTCAATAAGCATCTCTTCGGTCATTGTATCCGTGATAATACAATATTCCTTTTTCATTACTGATAATGGTAACGCAAGGCGATGGTAAGTGACTCCCGAATGTCTACTTCCGACTGCGCAGATTCTTAGTTTGGACATCGTTTGGTTTTGGTTGGTTGAGTTTTGCAATATATTTAATCCCTTCGTAATGTGCGGATAATCTTTTGAGCATATCAAATACGCAAGAGCCACACCACGAATTGAAGTTAAAATCTTTGTTTACATATTTATGATATAAGCTTGCATATTCTTCAAGTACTTCTCGGTCAATGTTTTTAGTAAACCCTAAAGCAACCGCCTCAAAATTTATAATATTGGCTTCTATAAATGCTATCTCTTGCTCGTTCATAGTTTGTTTATTAATCTAAAAATTACCGCTCCTAATATCCCCGAACTAAATACGATTGCAATCCATTCTTGATATTGAATTGGAATGACAATTAAAACGATAGCACTCCAGGTACTTAGACAAGGAGTACAACTAAACGGTTTAAAGTTTAGTCCGAATGACTGATACAAATTTGTCATCGTAAAAAAGACTGCAAAGGAAACGGCTGCTATTATAGTTATCATTTGTTTGTTTGGTATATTTCATCTTGGACAATACTCCAGTAAGCACGGTCATCTGCCTTTAATTTCTGCTCAAGAATTAATGAACAAAAGTACAAAGCTAATTCGAAAGCAAATGCTTTATTGCCACAAAAATAAAGGGCATT